AACAAAGGCCGAATCGCATCGGATTGCGTTGGCTGGTATCCCGTGGGTGACAGTGAACGAGGTACGTAAGCAGTACAACTTGCCGGATTTGCCGGAAGCGGATGAGCTTATCATCCCCGGAAACTTGAATCCGAATGTCGGCGGCGACGAAATGACTTCACCAAAGGTCGATCCAGAGCCGGATACCGACGAAGAGGAACAGAAATCGCGGCTGCGGGCGTTATTCGTGCACGAGGTGCGGCGGACGGCTAAGAAACTAGGGGCCGCTGCGGAACGTGCGTTGAAGTCGAAGAAACCGCTAGGCGATTGGCTGGCGACCGTGCCGGACGATGACGGTGCACGGGCAATGGATGAATTGTTGCCGGTCTACGAATGCTTGGACGCCAACGGGGAGCTTTGGAATGTTGTTCATCGATCCTTTGTTGGTGGCTTGGTGGCTACGTTGACCACGAATCCTACCGTGGACGGCGTTTCGCAGTGGCAGACGCAGGCGGTGAAGGCGATAACGAAAGAGGTGTGCAATGGAACGACGATTTAATTCCCGTGCCGTAACAGAATGCCGCGTTGATGGCACTGAAAACAAGCGGATTACCGGCTACGCGAGCGTGTTTTACGATGGTACGCCGGATACCGAATATGAATTGTGGGACGATACCCGTGAGCGAATCATGCCCGGTGCCTTCGATCGGGCGATTGCCGAAGATGACGTGCGGGCATTGTTCAATCATGATGCGAACATGCTGCTAGGCCGCAACAAGGCGGGAACGTTATCGCTCCGTGCCGATAAGACGGGATTGGCGTATGACATTTCGCCGCCGGATACGGAAATCGGTCGATCAGTGGCGGAAAGTATCAAACGCGGCGACTTATCCGGCTCATCGTTCGCGTTCATTGTGGATAAAGAGGAAATCCGATCCGAAGGCAAGATGGTTATCCGCGAAGTGAAGGCCGTGCGGCTCTTTGACGTGGGGCCGGTGACGTATCCGGCCTACAACTCAACCGATGTTGCTGTTCGCTCCATGAATGAAGCCCTCAAACCGCAAGCCCCCGACTACCAGCGCACCAACGAGTCGCTGCGCCGTCGCCTGAATCGCTCGCTTTAACCAGATCAGCATTCCGCTATCCCCGGCGGCGGATGCTTTAAACGGTGTTCGCGCCGGGCAATCCCTCGAAAGGTAATCAAAATGAGCAAACTGAAAGAGCTGCGTGAAGAGCGCAGCGGGTTGATTGCGGCCGCCCGTAAGATCATCGACACCGCAGACACGGAAAAACGCAGCCCGAACGACGAAGAGAATGCGCGTTACAACGACCTCTTCAAAAAGGCTGACGAACTGCGCACTCGCATCGAGCGCGAAGAGCGGCTGCAGGAAGAAGAGCGCAGCCTTGCCGCTGCTGCTGGCAACAAGCAGACCGAAAAACCCGGCAGCACCGAGCAGCGCGGCAAGCGCGATACCGATGAGTATCGCGCACTGTTCCACCGGTTTCTTACCGAGGGCGTCAGGTCGCTTTCAAGCGCCGAAATCCGAGCGCTGCAGGCGGACAGCGACACGGCCGGCGGGTTCCTTGTTGGGCCGCAGCAGTTCGTTAACACGCTGATCAAGACCCTGGACAACAAAACCTTCATCCGCGAAAGGGCAACAAAGTTCCGCGTGGAAACCGCCGCAAGCATGGGCGCGCCCGAGCTTGCAGCCGACCCGGATGATGCGGACTGGACGGCGGAAATTGCGACAGGCAACGAAGATAGCGCCATGGCTTTTGCCGCGCGCGAACTTCATCCCCACAAGCTTTCCAAGCGCATCAAAATCTCCAACCGTATGCTGCAGTTGGTGGCTGGCGCTGAACAGCTTGTGATCTCGCGTCTCGGCTACAAGTTCGGCATCTCGCAAGAAAAAGCGGCGATGACCGGCTCGGGGGTGAATCAGTTCCTCGGCGTGTTTACTGCATCTGCTATGGGCGTTCCGACAAGCCGCGATGTATCGAATGGCAACACAACTACTGGCGTCACCTTTGACGGACTGATCAAGGCCAAGTTTTCGCTGAAAGGCGAATACTGGAACAAGGCCGACTGGCTGTTTCATCGCGATGTTTTGGCGACGGTTGCGACACTGAAAGACGGCAATGGCCAGTATCTGTGGCGCGAGTCCGTCCGTGCCGGCGAGCCTGACACCATCCTTGGGCGCCCGGTAATGATGAGCGAGTACGCGCCAAGCACCATGACCACCGGTCAGTACGTTGGCATGTTGGCCGATTTCAGCCACTACTGGATTGCCGACGCGGTAGACATGCAGATCAAGCGCCTTGATGAGCTGTATGCCGAAACCGACCAGACCGGCTTTATAGGTCGCTTGTGGTCTGACGGCATGCCGGTTCTCCCCGAAGCCTTCGCCCGCGTCAAGCTGGCGTAATCCCAACCCCCGAGAGGTATTGAACAATGAACCTGTTGAAAAACTGCAAGATCACGGTGGTTGAGGCTGCGGCAACTGCCGGCACCTCTGACCTGACCACTGATGTGCTGGATATGGCCGGCTTTGAAGGTGTGCTCTGGATCGCCCTGACCGGCGACGCAACGAGCGGCACCGTTCTGACGCTGACCGCGAAAGGCAACAGTGCAAACAGCACTTCAAGCCCGACGCCGATCACTCAGAAAGCCACTGATGCCTTCACTTCTGGCAGCGCGACCGATGCGGATAGCAAAGTTCTCGCCGTTGATGTGTATCGCCCAACCCTGCGTTACCAGTTCGCAGTGTTGTCGCGTGCCACGCAGAACTGCGTCGTCGGCGGCATCATCGCTATCCAGTACGACGCCAGCTACAAGCCGACCACGCAGGATGCCAGCGTTATCGCCTCCGCGTTCGGCTTGGGCGTTTCCTCGTAATCTCCTGCGCGACCCCTTTGCGGGCTGGGTAACTGGCCCGCTTCTTTTTCCCGTGTCTTCAGACTACTCGGCATAGCCGGGGCAACCAACGGAGCTACACAATGGCAGACGCAACTTACCAACCGAAGGCGTACCGCAAGCAAGGCGGCGATGAATACGTGGTGGCCACTGGTGGCTATCTTCGCAACCAAGGCTATGACTTCAACACGCAGCCGACCCCGACCACAAAAACGGTCGCCAACACGCTGACGATTGCAGAGCTTCTGACGAAGATTATCGACGCGACCCCGACCGCAACCGGCGCAACCGCCGCCTACACGCTGCCAACTGGCACGCTTTGCGATGCTGGCGCGACGTTTGAAACCAACGATAGTTTCGACTGGATATTGATCAACAACGCATTGGCCGCTGCTGACACTATCACCGTCACTGCCGGCACTGATCACACGATTGTTGGCAACCCTGTTGTGCAATCGCTGCACGCATCTACCGGTGCAACTATGGGCTATTCCGCCATGTTCCGTACCCGTAAGAGTGCTGCCAATACTTTTATCACTTACCGGATAGCGTAACCATGCGCGTAATGATGAAAACGCTGGAATGTGGGCCGCTTGGCTCATTCCCGGCAGGCAGTCAGCGTGAAGTGACCGAAGAGCATGGCCGCCAGCTTGTTGCTGGTGGTTATGCTGTGGACATCACACCAAAGGCTGCCGTGGATACTGCCGACGTTGTCGTGACTGAAACGGCGGCTGTTGTCGCTGATGAAATCGCCACGATTGCGCCAGTTGAAACCAGAAAAGGACGCCGTAACAAATGACAGCCCTTGTGGTGGTGACGGCTCCGGCTGTTGAGCCTTTGACTGTGGCCGAAGTTATGCGGCATTGCCGTATAGACCAAGCAAATCAGGAACTGGCCCCGCAGTCGTTTACCGTGGCGCTGGCATCGCCGGCAGCGGCTGGCAATGTCAATGCAGGCGCTCACCGGTATCTGGCCACCTTTGTCACCGCTGACGGCGAGACAGAGGCCGGCATTCCATCCGAATCAGTGACGGTGGCGAATGCTGCAGTAAACGGGCAGGTATCTCTGACCGGCATCCCGATTGGCGGCGCACTGGTCACAAGCCGAAAGCTGTATCGCACGGCAGCCGGCGGCAGCACCTACCTGCTGCTGGCTACGATTGCCGACAACACAACGACCATCTACACCGACAACATTGCAGACGCCTCGCTCGGTGCCGGCGCACCTTCGACCAACACGACCAGCGACCCCGGCCTGTTGGCGCTAATTAAAGCCGCTCGCGCTTCTGCTGAAAAGATGACGCGCCGCGCACTGATAACGCAAACGCTCGACTACAAGCTAGACCATTTTCCTTGCTGGGAGCTTTGGCTACCGAAACCGACTCTGCAATCGGTGACATCCATCACCTATGTGGACGTTGATGGCGCAACACAAACGCTTGCATCAGATCAATACAGGGTGGACGCAGATAGCGCACCGGGCAGGATCACGCCGGCCTATGGACTGACATGGCCAGTCACGCGGACTGTCACTGGCGCTGTCACCGTGCGCTATGTGGCCGGCTATGGCGTTGCCTCGGCAGTGCCTGACAGCATCAAGCATTGGATGCTGCTTCGGATCAAACACTTTTACGACAACCCCGGCACGATGGCCGCCGGCATGACTGAATTTCCGCGCTCGTTTATTGATGGATTGCTGGACGATCATGCAGTTCCGGGCTTTGAGTGGGCGGAATGAAGCGCAGCACACTGAACACGGTATGCAGGGTGGAGCAAAAGACGCTTACCAAGGACTCCTACGGCTCGCCGGTTGAGTCGTGGAGCTTGCTCGGTGTTCGCTACTGCGCATTGCAGGACGTCCTACCAAGCCGCTCAGAATCGGCACAGGGCGGACTTATGACAGCAATCGGGCAAACGCGGCTGCGCATGAATTACTGCACCGACATAGACACTTCCATGCGCGTAGTCATCAACAGACCGGCGCGCACCATATTCAACATCGTTTCTGGCCCCGCCATCCTTGGCGACAAAGACGAAGTGGAATTCATGATCGAAAAAATTGACGGATAACTGGAGCTACCATGCCGCGCATCACACAGACGTTTAGCAACCCATCTTCTGCCGGCGCTTATGCTTCCGGCGATGCCATTGCAAACAGCGCCACAGAAGCTGATGTAACGCCGATGACGTTCAGCCTTTACGATGGCGACTACCAATCGACGAAGGGGATCATCATTAGCGCGGCATGTATTGTGACCCCGGCAAGCGGCAACTTGGTTATAACGGCGCTCGATTTCGATTTGCTGCTGTTCCGGCCAAATACCGACATTCCTTTTGCCGCCGGCGGCTACCCTGCCGACAATGCAGCCATGAGCATGACCGCCGCCGCGTTCCGTGAACTGATTGGAGTGTTTAACTTCAGCGCTTCAAGCTGGCGCAACCCGGCTGGCCTGCTGACCGCTGGCGCAACCGGCTGGCAGCGTTCCGTTTCGGCAACCGCCCCTATGATCGAATTCGATACACTCAACACCCGCACTTTGATTGGCGTGGTACAGGCAAAAGGCGCATGGACTCCGGGCGCTGTAATTAACCGCTTTGATTTTGTGCTGGACGTTTCGCATCCGTGAGTGGCGCATCAATCATCAATTACTTGCTTTCCAACAATGCAGGCATGATCGCCATTGTGCCGGCTGCGCAGATCCTGACCGGGATCCTGCCATTGCCTGAACAGGTGCCGTGCATTTGCGTGCAACAGATCGACGGGCAGCAATACAACACGCTGGCCATGACCGAAACCCCGAAACTGGTGTCGAACCGCGTGCAGGTCTCAGCCTTTGCGCGTGATGCTGAAGGTGTTGCAGGCTATGGCAAAGTGAAAGCGATCCTGGCCCAAGTCTTGACCGCGTGCGCGCACCAGCGAGGCAGTGTCAACGGCTACGTGGGGGACGGAATTTTGCCGGATGCCGAAGGCCAAGACTTTTTTGATCCTGTGACCCTGATCTATTCGCAACCGCAAGACTTGA